ACATTGCTAAATCAAAATTAGTATCTGTTTGTTTTAGTGGTGAGTTTTCAAGACGAGCAGCAAAAAATATTATCAATCATTCCGGCTTTGCTTGTTTAGATTTTGACGATGTTGATGATGCTGTTTGTTTGCGTGATAGTTTACAGGATAATGAATATATTTATTCAGCGTTTATAAGTCCTTCAGGAAATGGTGTTAAAGCTCTTGTAAAAGTGCCTAAAGATATTGCCAACTATAAAAAATATTATGAGGCAATTTGTGAAACATTTGATTCAAAGTTAGACACAAAAACGAAAGACATTTCAAGAGTTTGTTATGAAAGTTACGATCCTGATTTATTCATTAATCACAACTCAAAAGAATGGGCATTGATGCAAGAGTTTACAGAAGTAACTCGCAAAAATAATTACCCAACATACTTTCAAATAACTGATACTAATAAAAAGGTTGATGTTATTGTTAAATGGTTCAATAAGAAGTTTACTTTAAATGCAGGAGAGAGAAATAATAATCTTTTCAAATTGGCTTGTGGTTTAAATCGTGCCGGATTGCCAAATGATGAGGCGATTCAGATGTTTAAAAGTTATTATTCCGCAGGGTTGACAGATAGCGAATTGGAATTGATAATTAAAAGTGCTTACAAAAACACAAGTGAATTTGATAGTCTTACATTAGTTGATGATAATAAGGTGAGGGAGGCACAGGAAGTGCTAAAAAAGGGAGTTCAAAAAGCCAAGAAACAATTTCGCAAAGAAGGATTAACCGATGGCGATATTGAGGAATTGGTTGACTTTGATTTTGAGGATGATTTTTTAATATTTTGGGATACTGATAAAAATGGTAAATTATCTTTAAACGATTATAAGTTTAAGTTGTTTTTAGAGAATCGAGGTTTTTATAAAGTACAGTTAAATGAGCAAGAATTTACCTTTGTAAAGGTTTACAATAATATCATAAACGAGGTAAACGAAATCCACATCAAAGATTTTGTTTTAAATCACGTTGTTGAAATCGACATGAGTGTTTATAATTTTTTTGCCAAATCAACAACACGTTTTTCTGAAAGTTATTTGAATCAATTAGCCACTAAAGATTTGGCTATGATAAGAGATAATGAAAATGAAAGCTATTTGTTTTTTTTAAATGGAGTCCTTAAAATTACAAAGGACAGCAAAGAATTGATTGACTATATTAATATTGGCGGATTTGTTTGGCAAAAGAATATCATTCCACATAATTACAATGAAACAAATTTAACTTCTGACTTTGAAAAGTTTATTTTAAACGTTTCCAATAATGACTATAACCGAAAATTAGTCATTGAAACATCATTGGGATACCTTTTAAACAATTATAAAAAGCAAGATGAGGGTTTGGCTATTATTTTCTATGATGAAACGTTAAACGATAACCCAAGCGGTAGAACCGGAAAAACATTAATATCAAAAGCATTAAGTCAATGTAGAAAATTAGTAACTTTAAATGGTAAGGAGTTTAATAATAAAGGTCAATTCCCTTATCAAACTATTAACTTGGATGATAATATCATTTGCTTTGATGATATGGAGCGAAGTTTTAAGTTTGAAACTTTGTTTAGTATTATAACCGGAAACTTGACATTGAACAAAAAGAACTTACAACCGATTGAGATTCCATTTTCAAAAAGTCCTAAAATTATGTTCACTTCAAATTATATTTTATCAGGTGTTGGAGACAGCCACGATGCACGTAAAATAGAGATTGAACTATTTAGACATTATTCCAAAACTTATAAGCCAATTAACGAATTTGGTAAGTTATTTTTTAGCCAATGGCAAAAACAGGAATGGGATTCGTTTTTTAATTATATGATAGGAAACATTCAGAAGTACTTTAATAACGGACTTTTATTCTCTGAATTAAAAACCGGTAAGACTAAAAAGATTATTGCCAATACTTGTGAAGATTTCTTTGACTTTTGCGAAAATGAGTTCTTATGGCAAGAAAATCATTTTTACGCTACAAAAGAAATTATGAGTGCTTACAATGATGGCCATAGAGAAGTTCCAAGATCAATGAACGTAAGTTGGTTTGGTCGTTGGTTAGGCACTTATTTTGATTTTAAACAATGGAAGCGAGAAGATAGTACAAATGGTGGTATTAGAAAGTTTGCAGTATCAGGATTTAAAAGTAAGGAAATAGAAAATGATGATGTACCTTTTTGATTATGGAATTAAGAAACTATCAAACAAGAATAGCTAAAGAAGCTGCTGAAATATTACAACGTAAAAACATTGTTTACTTGGCTATGGAAGTGTTATTTATTTAAAATAAATTTTGTATATTTGTATTAATAGGAGTGGTCGCCTAATTAATAATATTATAAAATTCCAACGCAGATAAAGACGACCACCTTTTGAAGCGTTGGTTTTTACTTATATGGAAGTTTGGAAAAAAATAGAAGGATTTGAAAATTACGAAGTTTCTAATTATGGAAACGTAAAAAGCAATAATTATTCTAAAGTTAGATTTTTAAAGCAAGAAAATGTAAAAGGTTATTTAAGGGTTTCTTTATCTAAAGAAAATAAAGTTTACAGATTTCAAGTTCATAGATTAGTTGCTTCACATTTTATTTTTAATAATAAAAATAAACCTTGTGTTAATCATATTGATGGAAGAAAATTTAATAATAATGTTTGTAATTTAGAATGGTGTACTTATTCAGAAAATGAAAGACATTCTTATGATATTTTAGGAAAAGTAAATCCAATAAGAAAACTAAAACAAAGTGAAGTTTTAGATATTAGAAAAAATTGTATTAAAGGAATAAATCATAAAAACAAAGGAAATGTTTTAGATTTTATGGTAAAATATAAAGTAGATAAAAAAACAGTTTTAAACGTATTAAATAAAAAGTATTATGGAGTTACGTAAATATCAAGTTAGGTTATCCAATGAAGCTACTGAAATTTTAAAAAGAAAACATTTGGTTTATATCGCAATGGAGGTACGTTGTGGCAAAACATTAACCGCTTTGCAAACTTGTGAAAACTTTGGTGCTAAAAACGTGTTATTTCTAACCAAGTTAAAAGCATTTAGTTCAGTTAAGTCTGACTATGATAAAATGAATTATTCTTTTAAATTAACTATTGCAAATGATGAAAGTTTACATAAAATTTCATGCAATTTTGATTTGGTCATTCACGATGAGCATCATCGCTTTGGAGCATTCCCGAAGCCAAACGCAACAGCGAAGCTATTTAAAAAGATGTACGGAGATTTGCCGATGATATTCTTATCAGGCACTCCAACAGCCGAGAGTTATTCACAATGGTATCATCAATTTTGGGTGAGCAATCATTCCCCATTTGAACAAGTCAATTTCTATAAATGGGCGAATGATTACGTTAATGTGAAAGTGAAACATTTAGGCTATGCCAAAGTGAATGATTACACCGATGCAAGAAAAAAAGACTTTTGGCATTTAATCCGGTATTACATTTTGACTTTTACGCAAGTTGAAGCGGGATTTAAAACGCAAGTAAATGAAAACGTTTTGTATTGCGATATGGATTCAATTACATATAAAATAATTGAAAGGCTTAAAACTGATTTAGTGGTTCAGAACAAAGAAGGCCAACTAATATTGGCTGATACTTCGGTTAAGTTACAGCAGAAGCTCCATCAACTTTATTCCGGCACTTGTAAATTTGAAGATGGCACAAGTAAAGTAATTGATTTAAGTAAGGCTATGTTTATCCAAAAACATTTCAATGGTCAAAAGATAGCTATATTCTACAAATTTGTTGAGGAGTTTAATGCACTTAAAACAATTTTTGGCAATAGATTGACTAACGATTTAGAAGATTTTAATACATCCGATAAAAACATCGCTTTGCAGATTGTTAGTGGAAGAGAAGGTATTAGTTTGGCACAGGCAAAATATTTGGTTTACTACAATATTGACTTTAGCGCAGTAAGTTATTGGCAATCCAGGGATAGGCTAACGACAATGTATCGCAAAGTAAACGATGTTTATTGGATATTTAGTACAGATGGCATTGAGAGCAAGATTTACGCAAGTGTAATTAAGAAAAAAGACTATAACAATGAAACATTTAAACGAGATTTCGGAACAAAAAATACAAACAAAAATAATCAACCGACTAACAAAAGAGGGATGGCTTTGTATCAAACTGATAAAAACAAATAAGAACGGAATACCGGATTTGATGTGCCTTAAAGATGGCATAACTATGTTCATCGAAGTTAAAAAACCAAATGGAAGGTTGAGCGAATTGCAAAAGATTAGAATTAAACAATTACAAGATTTAGGCTTTGAATGTAAAATTTGGACAGATTATGATGTAGATTATAAATAATTAATTATATTTGCATTTGTAGAGTCGTAGCTACAATAAAAAATTTATATAATTCCCGCATTGATAAAGACTACGACCTTTTGATTTGCGGGTTTTTAATTTAAAAATATGGAACAAATTTCAGTACAGGGATTTAAAATTGACATTAACCACTTTGATACACAAATATCAAAGAATGGCAGACCTTTCAGGTTGAGTGGTGTTAGCCACGTTTTGACTAAACCGGCAGTTTGGGTTGATAAAATGTTGATGCATGGCACTTATTATCATTTTAGGTATTTAGACAAAGACGAATTCTTCGGATTTGAGTTTGATCCTTATAATAACTTTATTTCAAAAATATGATTTACACAATTAAAAACATCGCTGATTTCTGTAACGTTGATTACGGATTTATTCACAGAATAATTGACTCCAATGAGTTAAGGCCAAAGATAATTTGCGGAAATGCAAACGAAAAAAAAGGATATAGCTTTTATCAGTTATTTATTATTCAGTCATTATTAGAACAGCTATCTCAAAACAATTTACATTTCGATTTTGAGAATGAGGAGATATATACAATTAACGAAAGCAAACTTAATTATGAATATTAACGAAAGAATTACAGAAATTAATAGCACTTTACTGCAACTTAATTATAATGACGAGGATATATTTTCCTTTTGGGATGAGTGTATAAAAATTGCCAAAGATAAACAGCAAATGTTTACGGATGAATTTAAGACCTCTGTAAATGGCAAACGATTAGCCGATAAATTAAACGACATTTTCGGTTTACAATTATTGCAAAAAATTAAGAGACATATTAAAAACGATATTAAATTTTTAATGATGGATGAGTCGGGCAAAGTCTATGAATTTAAAGGAATTGTTTTAGACTTTTTAGCCAACGATGTTACTATTGAATTAGATAACTCAACCTTTAGCCTTTATTAATATGAATCAACACAAAATGTATAGATGCATAAGGCTTATGGAATTCCTCCAGGAGAAGCCGAGAAATTTTTACACAATAGAACGATATTTAAATGTAAGCAATAGAACAGTTTACCGGTATCTTAAACTTTATGAAGCTCTCGGATATATTGTGTCAAGAGATAAATTTAACAAAATACAACTACTAAAATGAACTACCTATTATCAAAAGAGCATTTTATTGCTCACAATCAATTAATCAACGATTACAAAAATTTAGTTTGCCACTATGAAGATTTTAAACTTTATAGAAAAGGCACAGCACAAAGCTACAAAGCAAAACAGAACTGCCATAAATATCTAATATCGATTCTTGTAAATAAGAACATATTAAAGATTGATAGTACTGCTGATGAATTGCTGTTGGATGAGTTGTTTGAAAGAGTTAAATAAAAAACCCCTCTCAATTTATGTGAGAGGGGAATTCAACCTTAAACCAAAACTTTATGAAGCTTCAAATGTAAACAAAAATGTTTATATATCTTTATATTTTTTATATAGAAAATAAATTGGTATTAAAAGTAAGAACCAAAGTAACCACCAATAAGAGTCTTTGCGTTCAGTTTGTTTTACTTCAATTACTTTGTTTCTTTTAACCATCATTACAGCCTCTTTTTGTGCGTTGTGTTCGACTTTTACATCTTTTGCGATACTTATATTGTTTTTACTTTTTTTGCGCCTTATTTTAGCGTTTTTGTACGTTATTCCATTCACAACCATAGGCAATGTATCAGATACTGGACTTATCTCTATTTCATCACTTGTAGAAGTATCAATTATTTTAGTGTTGTCTGTTACCCTCGTTTCAGTTTTGAGAGTAATTTTTTCAGTAATTTGCTCTTGTTCTTTTGTTTCAGACTTGTTTACTTTTCGTGATCCGCAGGAAGTCAATACTATTGCAGCTAATAAAGCCAATACAATGGCTAATAAAAGTAAATTGTTTGCGTTGTTGTTTTCGTTTGCTGTCATTCTTCTTCCTCTATTATTTGATTAATTAAATCTTGGCTATATCCACAAAAAGTAAGTACTATTTTTAATTTCGGGATAAGTTCCCAAATTGAATTATCATCGTGTAAATCTAATACAAGTGATTCGCCATTTGTTTCTACTGTTATTTTCATATCATTACTTTTTGTGTCAATTAAAACCCTATTATTTAGGGTTTATGTTTAAACGATTAGTAACTTATAAGTTACATTTGGGACAAAATGTTGTATATAATATACATTTTATATGCTTTTTGTATAAAATAATATACATCTTATAAGTTGATTTGTATCTTACGTGTTGCACAGCTCATTTTGTGGTCACTATCTACTTTATGGCAGTACTCACAGTAATCATCTTGTACGCATTTTGGATAAGTACAATAGTCTAAATTGCACATCTCTCCTTCCTTTTTAACTCCGTTTAATTTGCACTTATTTGACTCCTTACCATTAGGCCAAAAATCATTACAGTTGTACTCGTCTGCATCTCTGTTAAATTCTGCATAACTTTGCCGCATTCCTTCCGTAGCTGTAAACCTATAGCAATAATCTTTACTTGGACATAAACTGTCATTGCACTTACTTATATCAGCCATGTTTTTGTTTTATTAATTCTCTATAAATAGCATTTGTTTTTTCGCAGTTTTGACCTCTTAAATATTGTCGAAGGATTTTATTCGCTACTTTCTCAATTTGCGAATCAAGATCAGGCAGAACTTTGTTTTCCATTACACAATTTTATAATTGATAATTCTAATATTCTTCAATTCGTAATTCCCATCGCTTCCAATTTTAGCGTGAGCGAATCCATGGTTATAATTGTTATAAGGCGCATATTCAGGTTCTAATCCACAAAGGCATCCTGTTGACCAGGTTGTTGTAACTTCACCGCTTAAACTCTTTTCTGTGTGTTCAGAGGTTCTATGGTGGTGACCAACTAAACAACTCTCTTTAGCCTTCATAAACAAACCCCTTGCAGGATTGACAGGAGGAGCAAATCCTCCAAACCATTCATGGCCATGAAGTATTGGAAGCTTACCCGCTAAAGCCATTTGCTTATCTTTAACCAAAGTAACACCAAACTCTCTAAATCTTAAAAGTTGTTCAAGTTTGAAATCATCAATTCCTAATAACTCCGGAGCTTTAATCATTAAATAATCCTCATATCTTTTTTCATGATTTCCGATTTTATAATATATTGGGCATTTAAATAAATCTTGCATCATTTTTAGAAACTCTCTAACCATTTCTAACTCTCCCGCCATATCCCTCAATCGTCTGTCTTTTGTAAATCGGCTACATTGGTAGAAGTCTGCAATATCCCCATTTAAGTAGATTGTATTTACTTTGTTTTCAAGTCCGTAATTAATGGCCAATTCTAAAGCCTTATTGTCTTGGTAAGGGAAATGAATATCGGATAAGATTAAAATATTGTTTTGCCCTTTTGGAATTATAAAGGCTTCGCACTTTTCATAATCGCTGTTTGGTAGGTCAATTACTCTGCTCATAGATTGTTTTTTTTGGGTTTCAGTACGTTCTCCGGCTTTAGAAACAGGCGAACTATTTTTGCCGTTTTCGCCTCTGTATCTTCTTACGTTTGTTCTTACACTATCAAATGAACTAAAGTCTAATTTATGCTCGTCATAAATCAATCTCGCAATCGCCATTGTTGTTGCATTTGGGAACTTATTTATAAAAGTCAATACAATGTCTTTTTTATAAGTTGCAGCGTTTTGATTGCCTTTCATGCTCATAAGTTTTTAATTTGGTTATTCAAACCTACAAAAAAAGTATTGAACAACAATACTTTACGCAGTAAAATATAAATCAGCTTCTTTTATTCTTCGATTGGTTAAGCCTTTTAATGCAACTCCGTTAGCCTTATTCCATCGCAAAAATTCATTTCTAATAGTCAAATCGTTTGGGTTTACATTTACCTTTTTCAATAAAGTAGAAGAAGCTAAAGCTCCCGAACCTAAATTATAGGCAAAGGATGTTAATGCGTTTAGTTGATTTTGAGTAATTGGCTTTTTAACTAAATTAAGCACTTTAGCAGCAAACCTATCAGCACTTAATTGTAGTAACTCATCTGCACGTTGTTTGGTTATTGGTGGATCGGACATTAAAACTTTTTTGTTATTTTCATAAAAGGTTGAGCCATGTCCAATGGTTGGCACTTTTGCACTACATAAATATGGCTTAAGACTTAATCCTTCAAATAGTTTTATTAGGTCATATCCTTCTTTATTTAGTTTCATTTTTTTTGTTTAATAATTTGATGGTTTGGATTATAGTATAAACAATAGAAACAGTCAAAAGAATTATTTTCAATGTCTGTTCAATATTACTGAAAGATATAATCATCGAGGCAGTATTCAAGGCATAGATTTTAAGGGATTGAGGTATCATTTTTATTTTATGTTTTTAATTTTGAAACAATATCAGTAAAACCTTGAATGCCTATATATGCAGTTGCAACAATTACCCAATCTCCGGATGTTATTTTAGCCAAAAACAAACCTACACAAGCCACTATAAAAACTAATAGCTTTCTGCTAATCCATTTGTTTAATAACCTATCTAATGTCTCTTTACTCATTGTTATATAGTATATGCGGCTATTTGTCCACCAGTTGTTGCTACTGTTGCAGCATTTTGTAATCTATCGCCAATACTATTAGCAGTAAATCCACTTGCAATTAAATAGTTCCAAAAGTCTGCTGGTGTCATTAATAATGTTCCCGTTGTTGCATCTACTAAAACCCCACTCAATACGTTTGCAGCACTTGGTACTCTTAATGTTCCAGTTAATTCACTTGATGCTCCATAAGTAGTCCCAAATCTTACATTTGTTGTAGCTGGATTACCTAATGCAACTCCAGCAGCATAAAGTGTTCTATTGCCACCAGTACTTATTTGAAATAACCAACTTGATGTATTTGTGTCTATTGTAACTCTTGGTGCTACAACAGCCATATTATTAGTTGAATTAACAACGTTTCCACTTACTTTTACAAAAGTACCAGATGAATAATTATTTGTTAAACCAAAAGCTGCATATATTGCTGGTGCTCCAGTACTTGCAGTTATTATTCCAGTAACAGAAATCGTTGCAGCAGTTGTTTGATTGTAAATTGCTGGTTGTACTGTTGAAGCATTTACGTTGCCTATTTGAGTATAATTAACTGCACCAGCCATATAAACTGCTGGTGTTATATTAGCAGTTGTATTTCCAGTAATATTTAAACTTCCAGAACTTACATTAATAGTAGAAGATGTACGTTCAACACTAGTTGGTGCTGTAATATTACCAGTTATATTTATAGTTCCAGCAGTACTCATAGATATAGTATTAACACCTCCTAAACTTCCTGTATATGTAGAAGAAATATCACCAACAATATTAAGAGTACCTGTTGAAGTTACTGATAAAATACTTCTAGCACCTGTACCATCTATATTATAATTTCCATTACAATTTAAAATACCACTACTTGATAGTCTAATTGCATTATAAGACGTAGTTGAAGTCATTGTCAATACACTACCATTAAAAGTAGCAGTATTACCACTTGCTAAAGTCATTTCAAGTGTTGAAGTTGTTGCACCTACATAAATAGCTTGTGCAGCACTACAAGTTAAATTGCCACCATTAGCAAATCTAAATTGACCACCAGCTGCAATAATTGGTGCTGCTACATTTAATGTATTTCTAATTGATAAAACTGTGAAAGTTCCATCAATAGTTACAGTAAAGTTATTAGAGAATACATCATCTGCTGCTGTTGGTAATGTTCCACCATCCCAAGTAGCTGTGTTACTCCAATTACCTGTAGCTACTGCATATCTTAAAGCCATAATTAAAGATTTTTTTCATTAATAAATGTCTGCAAAGCACCCATAATAGACATAGCTGCATTTATAGCGTCTGTATCCCCACTTTCAAAAACATCCATATAAGTTATAGGAATAGAATTGTCGGGTAAACTTACTGAACTTCCATCATCTAAAACTCTATAAGGTGTTAAACGCATAGCAACACTTGCACCTATATCAGTTGGTTTAACTAATGGTGATATTGCTAAATTAATCATAAAATATGGATAAACTTCTCCATCTACTTCAATCGGGTTTGTACTTGTAATTGGCATAATTTCTATTTTTTAAATGTATGTTGCTGATTCTCTATTTGTCCAAGCTACGTTTGTAGCAGTTGCAACGGTTATTGAACCACTTGCAGCTATTGTTAATCTTGTTATTGTCCATACTGCTGATGATTCTGCTGAACCTGTTACAGCATATCCGTTATAATTTATATTATTGTTAGAAGAATTATTTGCATTTCTTCTTATATTAAATAATAAATTAAATGTATGTGTATCACCACTTGATGATATATTAAAATTTGTAGCTCCTGTTCCAACATCAAAGTATTGCACTTGGTCAGTTAAACCATTTAATGCTGTTAATCCTGTTGTAAATGTTGTAAGTACTTCACAAAGATTTCCATTTTCTGTATGTAATGTTATAGTTCTTCCACTTGTAATTACATAAATACGAATTGCTAATCTATCAGTAATAAGTAATGAAGTTTGTGGAACAGGAATTGAAGTAAAGTATTGATCAACACTTGTACCATTTGTAATACCTTCAGGATTTGCTGAACCACTTGCGACAAGTGTAAATACATTTGTAGCACTAACTTTATAAATTTCACCATAAAATTGTGGACTTCCACCTGTTGCACTTGATTGAAAATAAAACTCTACATTCCAATTACCCCCGGGTATATTTAAAAATGAAGGATCTCCTGCGTCAGTTATGAACGATGCAATATATCCATTACCCTGTCCATTTGTTCTTGTAAAGTTAGTACCAGCACCAAGTATTGGTGTTTTACTCATTTCATAATAAGTATCACCACCAAATGTGCCTTGTGAAACACTACCATTAAGGTAATAATTGACTGATGAACCACCTCCTGTTGAATTTGGGAAGTTAGCAAGTGTTCCATCACCTCTAACATATTGTGAAACTAAACCAGCACCAGTTACAGCTATATCGCCACTTGAAGTTATAGGACTATTTGTTACACTAAATGCGGAAGGCATAGTTAATCCTACTGAAGTAACTCCTGCTGCTGGAATATCAGATGTTAAAGCTATTGTACCTGACGCATCAGGTAAATTATATTTTCTTGTGGCTGTTAAGTCAGTTGTTGAAATACGAGCCATAATAGTACCATCTTTTGAAAGTACTGTTTGGCCATCTTCATCGGCAGTTGTTGATTTTCCAAATAAGTTTACATGGTTGTAAATGTTATTTTGTCCAGCTTCTTGCCCTATGGCATTTACATTATTTCCTTCATTAAAATATGCAGTGCCTTCACCTAAAGCATTTATAAAAACTCCTGAATTACTAAATGCAGCACTTACGCCTAAACCAATTACTCCACTTGCTGTGTTACCAACTCCTGCACCTGTACCTTGAAAATTATTACCATCAACTAAATCATGGTCGTTATCTAATACTTGCTGAAGTGTTGGAATTGTTCCCAAATCTTGCAACTCCCAAACCGCAGCTCCTGTTGTTGCATCCGTACAAACATAAACATTGCCATTATCTAAAATCCAACGACTATCTATAATAAAGCCTTTATCATCATCATCAGTTACAGTTGGTGTAGTTGTAAAGTTATGCGATACTTCTCTAATTGTAAACCCATCGCCACCCATAACGTATAATCTACCCGCTTCCCATTTCAACTCGTAATCAACAGCACATCGCAAAGCAATACCATTAGAACCACCAAGTCCAGCATCGGTTGTGCCTTTTTTTAAGTTTGCTCCGTTGTCTAATAAGATTTTATCACCATCGGAAATGGATATGTCAGTACCATCGGTAATGTTTCCTTCTAATAATACAGATCCAAGAGTTGGAGTAGCAGGAGTTGAATCTAATATATTTTGCAACGCATCATTTAAAGTTGCATCAGCTGAAGTTGTTGGATCAGTAACAGTAATATTATCACCCCCATCATCGTACAATTCAGTAAAATTAGAATTGACTTTTATGAATGCATCCCTTACTTTATCACCTGTGCCATCATTGGCAGTCGTTCCAACATTAATTATTTCTTGTGCCATCTTTTTTTACTTGTTTTTTAAATAAAAACTGCTTCAATTTTTCCTCGTTTCTTAAACGTGCTATGTTTGGCTTTTTAGTCTTGTCCATAAGTGTCAATTTCTATATTTCCGCAATCATTACAACTGTTATTTCCAAACCACCAACTGCCTACATTTAGTTTTTTACGTGAAATTGTATCGCTGTGTTTTGTGTATTCCGAAATTCTATTGTAAGATAACCATTTTTGCATACGAAGGCCAAATACTTCCTGCTTACTTCTTTGCTGAACCATTAAATAATCAACCTCTGATTTGCTTACACTCTCTGCATTTTCAGCAGTATGCTTATAAACACCACCATTTGAGATTTGATAAGCTAAAACCAAAAGCACATTTTTAGCGGTTGCACGAATTAAAAAGTCAACTATAAAATCTTCGTATAAAGTCAAATATTTATCTTCTAAATCGTCATTCTCAAAATCGGTGCAAATCTTATCGTATAAAACTTGACCTATTAAAGGCTCTAAATCTGTAATTTGTGCATCCTCAATGCAAGGCACAATTTTATCAAAGTCAATATTGCCATTTAAAGGCGTTTTTGCGACTACTTGCTGTGGTGTTATTAATAGTATCATAATTTATGTTATATGTCGTGAGGTGCTATCCCTGCTATGCCACTTGCTCTATCTTTTTTCGCATCGTCAATAGCAATTGGAGATTTAACATCAGGTTTAACATCTTTAATTTTATAGGTTAATTTTTCCCAATAATGTTTACAAGTTCCCCCTGTAAAGTTTGCAGAAAGCAAACCGCCGCCCTTATATTTCCAAATAGAATATGGATTGTTTGGGTTAGGATGTTTACCAAAACCTGGGTTTACTGTAATATCTCCCATGGCTTCAATATCTTCTCGTCTGTAAATCTTATTAAAGGCCATCATATTTTTACAAAACTCTCTTTCAGGTGATGCATTTCCTGCGTATCTATATCTGAAAATATAAAAATCAGTATCATAAATACTATTACGATATGGGTTTGCAATTCCTGTGCTTGTAGCAAACTGATAAGATAGCTTTTCTTCCTCATCATAGTCAACAGGTTTACACTCTATTAACTCGTAATTTTCTAAATCTTCATCCTCACCTAAATTAATCAGTTCAATGCCTATCGTTTTTTTTTCTTCTGACATTTTTACAATAGTTTCTTCAACCTTTTTAGGTCGCAAATTTTCAAAATACAATTCTAAAGTAATTTTATTTTGTCCTAATACATACTCAAAGCCATCAGTCAAAGCGTTTTGCATTGGAGTTATAACGTTCAACATTGTTTCTGTAAATGCAGTTTCAATTTCATCTGCATTACTACTAAATCCTGTTGCAGTTTGAATACCTAAAATTGCACCGCTTACAACTTTGTGAGCTGTCAATAATTGCTTTCTTGCTTCCTCTGTTAAAAACTGATATTGTTGGTGTGCATCTGCGATGGTTATTGTTTCAATCGTAGTAGCATTGTCCTTATTCGAGTTAAACGATAATATAAATTTATTAGCGTTATTTGCACCTGTCCATTTTTTTATAATGTTACGTTCAAATTGCGTTTTAACCTCATCATCAGTAACACCCTCATTTACATTTATAATGTGTCCCGCGCTCAATCCGTTCTTAATATGATTCACACAATAAACAGAAATTTGCTCCTCTAATTCGGCATAGTTTAACCCCGAATAATAAGATGGCCTTGCAAAATAGAAATCGTTAATTGAATATTCCTTAATTACAAAAACTGTCTTTTTTTCTGTTGTGCCTTGAACAAATACCGGTATTTGAGTTGGCGGATATTTTCGCAAATCACTCCAATCGTAAGAATACCAATAGGAATTAATAACTCCATTTTCATCAACTTCATTAGGTACTACTTTGTTTTTTGGCAAGTGATTTATTTCAGCAATTTCATTTCCTGATTTACCTAAAATTACTTCAAAACTACACTCGTGAAATAACGTGTAATCTTTTACTAATTTACGAACTGTATCTTTTGTAAATAATTTGTTGACTTTGGCCATTTGTATAGCTTGGTTAGCCATATAATTTGCAGTCAACCCTTGGCCATAAGTATAAGAATAGTAACTGTCTAAAATAGCAGCATTTGTTGGAGAATGTTTGTAACGATTAATTACATAATCATACCCTTCATTGTTTTTGCCATTTAATACATAAGTTTTACCACTTGGCTTTACTTCTTCAAAAATCTGCGTATCAAATGCGCTTAAACTTATTGTTCTTAAATCTCCCATTATTGATTGATTTTATAATTTTGTAAATCTGTTTGATCCGTTGCAAATGCCTTGCCTC